CATGATATGGCATTACGATGGCCTGATAAAGACCCAGATGAGTTGTTAGACTACACAGTAGATTGGTCGCGTTTTTTGGACACCCTAACTATATCATCTGTCGTTTGGAAGTTTATTCAATCAGATGGTACGGAGTCTTCTGCACTATCTACATCTAGTACGTTTAACGGTTTAAGTGTTAATAGTATTTCTAACACAAGCACTACTGCGACAATCGTATTAGATGGGGGAACAGCAAACATAGATAACAAACTTGTCTGTCAGATTACAACAAGCAATTCTGCAAAGACTAGTGCGCCTATTGTTACTAAGCGTATTGTACACTTACGAGTCAGGGAACGTAGCTAATGGCATATAATTATTTAGACCTAGTAAACATAGTAGCTCGTAGATTAAATGAGTCAGAACTTACATCTACTAATTTTGCAACTGCAAAAGCATTTTATTCCACAATAAAAGACTCTGTGAATACATCTATACGAGATATAAATCAATACTATTCTTACTTTCCATTCAATCACAACAAGAAAGAAGAAATATTAGTTGCAGGAGAGACTAGATATGTATTTCCTGCAGAAGCGAAGTACGTAGATTTTGATACTTTTAGGATAAAACGAGACACGACTCTAGACTTAGGTGAAGCCAGAGCGTTGCGTAAGATATCGTATGATGAATACATTAGCACACACGTAGACCAAGAAGACGAAACAGACGCAACTCAGGGCGGTGTACCAGAGTATGTTTTCCGTAGTCAGAGTGAGGAGTACGGATTAGTTCCGTTTCCTGATAAGGCTTACACACTAGAATATGAATACTTCATGCACCCTGTAGACTTAGTGTTGTTTGATGATGTACCTACCATACCTGAGGCTTACAAACATGTAATAATAGACGGAGCTATGTACTATTGTTATCTCTTCAGGGACAACATAGAAATGACAGCCTTATCTAAAAGTAAGTTTGAAGAGGGCATGAAGAATATGCGTAAACTTCTTGTGAATGAACACTTATATATGAGAGCAATATAATGCCCGACCGTTGGCAAACGTACCCTGTGGAGTTTGCAGGGGGTTTAATTAGCAATCTTAGTCCATTACAACATGGCAGTGCGATGCCCGGTTCTGCACGTACCTTAACTAATTTTGAACCGTCTACAGAGGGCGGTTATCGTCGTATTGAAGGGTTTGATAAGTTTAACCACAACGTAGTAACGGGACAGAACAACATTCTTGGAGTTACGTTTTACAAAGATAGAGCTATAACTGCTCGTGACCAAACAAGTGCTAACCCTAAGTTGTTTGCAGGAGCTAGTGGTACAGCCGATTCATCTTCTGCTTGGGTTGATTTATCAACAAGCATAAGTCTTGGAAACAACGCTTCTCGTGTTCGTTTTGCAAAGTACAACTTTAATGGTACTGACAAGATGATGATTACCGATGGAATTGGGTATCCGTTAATCTTAGCAGGAATAACAGCAAGTGACTTGAGTCAGCTTAGTTCAAGCAATGGAAGTACAAACATTGAAGGGGCTACCCACGTCGTAGAATTTAAAGAACACATGTTTCTTGCAAAAGGTTCAAACCTTATATTTTCTGCGCCTTTTAAAGACGATGACTTTACAGCGGCTAACGGGGCTGGTATAATCAACGTAGGAAGTACGATTACTGCTTTGATACCCTTTCGTCAACAACTTATTGTATTCTCTGAGTTTCGTATAAATAGACTAGTAGGTAACAGTGTAGCTGATTTTCAATTACAACCTATAGCAGATGATATAGGATGTGTTGCGGAAGATACTGCACAAGAGATAGCAGGAGATGTAATATTCTTAGGTCCAGACGGATTGCGTACACTTGCAGGAACAGAAAAGAATCAAGATTTTGATTTGGCTGCAATAAGCAAACCTATACAGAAGGAGATGGTTTCCCTAACAACACAGAACACTACTTTTTCTTCTGTAACCATACGAGAAAAATCACAGTATCGTATTTTTGGTTTTGATGCAAACACAACAGAAGCATCTTCTAAAGGGATTATAGGAACACAACTGCAGGGAGCGCAAGGTCAACAGATAAACTGGGCAGAAACTACGGGCATCAAATCATTTGTTGCAGATTCGACGTACACAGGTAGGGAAGAAGTAGTTTTATTTGCAAACAACGATGGATACATTTATCAAATGGAGTCAGGCAATAGTTTTGACGGGGATGCTATAACAGCTAGTTTCTCTACTCCGTACTTTCCTATCACCGACCCTCGAACCCGCAAAACAATCTACCGTGCTACAATATACACAGACCCTCAAGGCTCAGTAGATTTAGATTTTAACGTTAAGTATGATTTGAGTGAAGCTGGAGTTATAGAGCCTGAAACAATAACACTTAGTAACATAGTAGTAGGTTCAGGGGGTACATTTGTATTTGGAAGTCCAGATGCTAAATATGGAACAGCCACATATGGTGGACAATCTCTTCAATCAATTTTCGACACACAGACACAAGGTTCAGGGTTTACAGTGTCATTACAATTTGAATCTAGCGGCACAAACCCCCCATTTTCAATGGACGCAGCCGTAATTGAATTTGGACAGTACGGGAGAAGGTAACAGACATGGCAGGTTACACACGAAACGATACAGCAAATAATATAGCTGACGGTAACGTTATTAATGCCGCACCCCTAGATGGCGAGTTTAACGCTATTGAGGCCGCATTTAACGTATCATCAGGACACACTCACGACGGCTCAACGACAGGAGATGGAGGCCCAGTAAGTAAGCTAGGTCCTTCTGCCCAGTTAGAGCAAACTAGCTCTGCACTTACTCCTAGTTCTAACAATGCTATTGATTTGGGTACGTCTTCTGCAGAGTTCAAAGACTTGTATTTAAATGGTGTTGCTTACATCGATAAGCTAACAGTTGCGGCATCTAATGGTGGCACGGATGGAGTAGGCTCACATCTAGAACCTACTGCTACAGCTACATACAACTTGGGTTCATCTACTTACGCGTTCAACACAGCGTTTGTAACTGCCCTGAATGTTCGCAAGAATGATGCCCCAGTAGTTACTCTTACAAACTTATCTACAGATATGACTGCTACAGAGATTGTAGGCTCTATTATATGGGAGAGCTTGGATACACAACAGTCAGGTGTTGACCTTGCACAGATAGATGCTGTGGTTGTCGATACTCTAGATGACGCAGGTGGCAGTCCAGATGACCAAGTAAAACTTACTTTTAAGACGGGCAATGCTGAAGCTCTTACGTTAGCTATGACGCTACAGAGCGATGATATCATTGCGGCAGATGATGTAGCATTACGGTCTGACTCCTCTGTGCTATCTTTCGGTGCAGATGACGATGTTACCTTAACACACGTTGCGGATACCGCACTTCGTTTGAATGCGGCTATAGCTCTACAGTTTAGAGACTCCGCACTGTCTATCGCTTCAAGCACAGACGGACAGTTAGACATCGATGCTGACACGGAAATAGAGATTGTTGCTCCAACATTAGATATTGACGCATCAACCACAGTGACCGTCAACACAACCACTCTTGCAATCACAGGTGCAACGGACATCACAGGTGATTTAGATGTAGACAACATCAACATCAATGGCAACGCAATCACCAGCACAGATACCAACGGAAACATTGCCCTAACACCAAACGGCACGGGGGAAGTAGATATCAGTAAAGTTGATATCGCCAGTGGTGCAATAGATGGAACGATAATAGGGGGTTCATCTGCAGAGGCAGGTACGTTTACAAACTTAACCGCGAACACAAATTTGACACTGGCGAGTGGTGCAACTGTAACTGCTATCTTAGATGAAGATGACATGTCAACAGACAGTGCTACAGCACTTGCAACACAACAATCAATTAAAGCGTACGTTAATTCTACTGTTGGTAATAGCGATTTAGATTTTCAAGCAGACTCAGGCGGTGCGTTATCTATTGACCTAGATACTGAAACTATGACATTTACAGGTGGTACAGGAATCGACACAAGTGGGTCAGGTAACGCTGTTACTTTTGCAATAGACAATACGGTGACTACTCTTGCAGGTTCGCAAACTCTCACTAATAAAAGTTTGACTGCTCCTGTTCTTACAGGGTCTTCATCTGCGGCAGGGTCTATACTATTTAAAGAAGACACAGACAATGGCACAAATGCTGTAACTCTTATAGGTCCAGCAGCCACTACAGATGTTACTCTAACCTTGCCAAATGTTACAGCAAACACATCACTAGCGGCATTAAATTTAGCACAAGAATACACAGCATCTCAAAACTTTGACGAACAATCTCTTAGTGATGGAGCTAACATAGATTGGAACTTACAAACACAACAAGTGGCAACAGTAACTCTAGGGGGTAACAGAACTTTTAATGCACCTAGCAATCATGTGGCAGGTTTAGTTTGTATTCTGACAATCGTGCAGGATGGCACTGGTTCTCGAACAGCAACTTTTAATTCTGCATTTAAGTTTACAGGGGGTTCTGCCCCAACACTAACAACCACTGCTTCGGCTAGGGACATACTTGTATTTATAAGTGATGGCACAAACCTTCGCGAAATTGGACGTTCACTTAACCCAAGTTAGGATTAGACATGGAAATAGACGCAATGCTATTCTGGAATATCATCCTCACAATGATTGTAGCACCAGCGTTCTGGGCATTTCGTCAGATGTTCACTGAGGTAAAACGAATACAGATATTATTAAACAAGACCCGCGAGGAGTACGCAACACGCGTAGAAGTGCGAGAGAACATGGACAGACTTATGGAAGCTCTGCATAGAGTAGAGGACAAGCTAGACAGAGCCTTGAGTAGGGATTAGATATGGCAAGAATTGATACAGATGATAAATTAACTAGTGAAGTAGGAGATTTAGCGGGCGCAGGGTTACCTGCGGCTACTTCAACGAAACAAGTAGTTGCCGATAATGAGTTATTAAACACTGAAGGAACGACACTTTCTTCTAATTTTGAAATGCCTGATGTAAAGCAAGTGTCAAAGGACGGCATATCTGTTGGAGTTCCGCAGGCTTCTGCAGGATTAGGGCAGGTAGGAGCGATACAGGATGTTAGCACAGGATTGACACAATTAGGGACTGCTCCTGCGGCAAGATTTACTCCTACTGGAGATTATATGACCGCTCCTCAAGGGCAGGTATCTCAAGGGTCTATAGCCACTGCGGCTACAGAAGAGTTAGACCAGAGAGGCACTGTTCAATATCAACTTGGAGAGCTTATGTCCTCTCTAGAAGAGGGCAAACCCATGCCCCCGTGGGCATCCCCGCAAGTTCGTAAGGTAAATGCTATAATGCAAGCTAGAGGATTAGGTTCTTCTAGTATGGCATCTAGTGCAATCACACAATCTCTTATGGAAGCGGGTGTACAGATAGCTTCTGCAGATGCAAACAAATATTCAGCCATACAGTTACAAAATCTAAACAACAAACAACAAGCGGTTTTGCAGAATGCGGCAACGTATGCGGCTATGGACAAGGCAAACTTAAGTGCCAGACTTCAAGCGGCAGTAACAAACGCACAAGCATTCTTGTCAATAGACCTTAAAAATCTAGATAATGAACAGAAGAGTAATACACTTACATATCAAAGTTTAGTAGCAGGATTATTTCAAGATGCAAAACAAGAAAACGCTAGACTACAATTTAATGCAAAGAATGAATTACAGGTAGAAGAATTTTTTGCAGAGTTGGGAGTTCAGGTTGAGACTGCGAATGCTAATCGCGTAACTTCTATAAATCAATTTAATGTATCTCAAGAAAACGCCATGTTACAGTATTCAACCACACTACGAGACTCACGGGATAAATTTAATTCTCAAATGAGGTTTGCTATAGACCAAAGCAACGCTGTGTGGAGAAGAACTATAAATACATCTAATACAGCCTTAGATAATGAGACAAATAGAATAAATGTTCAGAATGAGTACAATGCAAACATGACAGCTTTAAATAATATGTGGCAGTTGTACAGAGACAATGCTTCTTGGAACTTTCAGAAAAGCGAAAACTCTATAAATAGAGAGCATGACCTTGGAGTTATAGCTATGGAATTTGCAAACACATTACAGTTGTATGATAAACAACAAAAGGCAGAAATGTCGAAGGCTGCAGGAAAGTTTTTTACAAACTTTATTGAAGACCTTCTTAATGATTAAAAGCAGGATAAAAAATGGCAAAAAATAAATTCAGCTTGTCTAATACACTAGACGCAGTTATTGACTTTGGGGCAGACCTTTTACTTGGCACAAAAAAATCATCCTCAGTATCACAAGCAGATATATATGTAGAACCCACCATAGAACGTGAAGGGGGGTTTTTAGGTAAAATAGCACGCACTGCGTATAAAACTTTTGGTTCGGGAGCGAGTGATGAAACAAGAGTGGCAGACAGTTCGATGTCGTTAGCAGAAATTCAAGCTGCAGCAAAGGCAACTAGTCGTTATAGGGATACAACTGCAGGTGTAGGTACACCTACTCGATTTGTCCCCTCTGACCCTCTATATCGGGATGCATTAAGAAGACGTTTAGTACAACCAAACTATGACAGTGTTTTTGAAAGAATGACATCACAATATACCATACCCCCTAAGGGTAACATACCTGCTAGCAAAGCGATGTCCCCCGGTTCGACGACCATACAAAGAAAAACAACAGCTCCTAGAGTTACAGTTTGAGGAACGTATAATGGCAGAAGTATATGATGAGTTCAGCGCACCTCCTGCAGGGCATTCTCTAACAGAAGATAATACTAGGTGGCCTTGGGGCAGACCTCCTGAGAACACTGACCCTGACAGAGTAATGAGTAACATGATTAAAACTTTGATGAAGCCTCGTAATAAGAACGAGTTGTTAAAGTTGTTAATGACGGGAGTTTCTATCGAAGTTATAGTAGAGGGGATGATTTTTACTGGCTTTAGGGACGGTAAGTTCAGCCCTGACGTAGGCTTGCTATTAAAGGGTCATCTCGCTATAATGATAGCAGATATAGCAGAACAAGAGAATGTTCCTTATCGTATGTTTGAGAACGATAATCCATTAGAAGAAGACGAAATGGATGATGCTACATTCTTACGAATGATGAAACAGAACAATCCTCGCATGTTCGCTGAAGTGCGGAAGAATATAAATGCCGCAATACGAGCAGGCAACAGACCCCAGCTTCCTGAAGAAGATAACTTTATGAATATGTCTCGTAAGGAGAACGAGTAATGGTATTTGGTTTAAATATGACCGCCTTTGTGCAGGGTACGTTTGAAGAGGCAGTAGAGAATAGAAGATTACGTAACGCTCAAGAGGCAGAGACAGCAAAGTTATTAGCTGAAAATACTAGAGAAGATGCAAAAGCTTTGCAAACGTTAATTCAGGAAGGAGTAACGGGTGAACTGCTTACTCCTGCAATCGCGTCCCAGTTATCTGCGGCTGTATCAACGGGAGCAATAACTGAGCCTGCAAGAATATTAGCGGCTTTCAAAACCATCGATGACATAGATAACAAAACATTTTTTGGTCAAGGACCTAACGCTGTTTCTTTTGGTTGGAATTATAGTGATGACACCAATCCAAAAAATATTAGAGAAAAAGAATTAAATTCGTACACTACATTTTTTAACAGTCCTCGAAATGCCGCACAAAAATTAGATGAGTTTACAGCTAACCCTGATGCAGGACGACAGTTTGTAGAAACAATTCGAGGATTAAGAACAAACTATGCGTCTGATTTTTACTTTGATAAAAGTGGTAAGGATGACTCAGGTCAAATAACAGTTCCTGCGTATGCTACCTTTGCGGCTAACAAAAATTTATTTAATTTTGTAGATACTCTTGCACAAAATTTAGGTATGGACGTAAATAGTGAGTATGAAAATGTGATGGCTAACGCAAAGATTGCAAATGGTAATAACGCTTTATCAAGCACTCAAATAATTGTCCCTACAGTATCTGCTGAAAATTCTCAAAGTTTTAAAATTATAAATTTATCACAAGAAGAGGCTACGGCTATAGACACACTAGCTAAAAATCACGGTCTTGTAGACCGAAATCATTTTATGGCTAGACTCAACGACTTTTCCTATACTGGTGATACTGCTATTAATACCACAAATATGCTAAACGGTACTTTAGAATTAGCTTTAGCTAAAGCACCAGATATGTTACTTGGTGCAGGTCCTGCAGACCCAGAAGTTCCTACTAAAGTAGCGGATATATTACATAAGTATGTTCCTGATAGAAATTTAGGAGCGCAAATGCAGTTGGTTCTTCCCTTAATAGCCGCAGAAAATGCTAAAAAATTAGAAGCTGTAGATTTTGGTCAGATTACAGGAAAACAATATTTAGAATTACAAGGCAAAGACCCTGAAGGAATTTCGACTAGTAATACATTTGCTGAACAATCTGTAGGTATAATCGACCAGTTGATTACAAACTATAATGCTAAAGACGCAGTGCTAACAGGTTTTGCGGGTATCCTACAAAGATTTAGATTGGGGATATTTGGAGATGGCGGTCAGATTGACCAGATGTTTCGTAATCTAGATGAAGAAAAAGATTTAGAGGAAGGCACTACTAAGGAAAGCCTACGACAAATAGTTATTGACTCAGTTAACAAGTACGAAGGGAATATATCTGAAGCTGGTAGGATTGGTGAAACTGAAGTTCTTACTGTGCAACTAGCATACGCTATGGCACGGTCTGTGGATAGCAACGGCAGATTATCAGACTCTGATTTTAGAATAC